GGGCTAACAAAATATATCATATTCTTCTTGGCATTAAACTTAAGGAATTTTACCTGCATACCTATACTATCTGCTATTTCTATTTCTGCCTGTACTCCAGTGGATTCCAGCCACCCATCCAGAAGTAGCACATATACCTCTGAGCAAACATTTAAAAATACCTCATCCACCTCCTTCCAAAAATCCCATGTTCCCTTTAATCCAGAGACTTTCGACTGTACATGAGAATGTGTTATTGGGCTATAGTTGGGTTGTCCATGCTTGGCAATTAAAATACTTGATACCTGTGTTACAGTTACAAATCTTAACTCTCTAATAAAAGAATTAGGGTGGGTATAAGGTGTTGCTAAATATACTAGTGACTTTTTCATGATAATTTCCTCCTTGAATTTTTAACATTATATTGTGTTTAACATACTATCTTCTTACACTTCCTTTTGGAACTATTAATTTAAGTGTTTCAGAAAGTTTATGTATAATAAATACGGGCTCCACCTCTACATCTTCACTCTCTTCAATTGTAACTTGTTCAAATAGTAACCTTCTTTGGTGCAGAACCCCCTCAATTATAATTTGAAAATATACAACTTTAATTCTTCCGTTTTGAAAGGAATGAATATACACATACCGCATCTTGGAATCTAGGGGGTTTAGCTTGTATACTTCCTCTGTATCAGGTAGCTGTATTATTCCACAGCTAGGTAGGGTGCATACCAATAAAATTAATAACAATAATTTAATCATTTAACTCTCCCTCTAGTCTTTCTTAAATAACATTGATCCTCTCCAGTTGTTCTATATAATCTTGTAGTTTTTTCATAAGTAACTCCAACGGTAAAATATTTAAACATACTATAACCAGTATTATCAATATCTAGTATCTTTCCTTTGCAGGTTTTTCTCATACATCCATTTTCATAAATACGAACTTTACAATTAGGACATTTAGTATAAGAGCGTACAAATACATCTAAGTATACAGTATCTCCAATTTTAAATATTATGTCAGCTATCTTACTCATTTAACTCTCCTTATGAAAAATCTTTACTATCTATGAAATACTCTTATAAAATTATACTATACATGAAAACCTAATATCCTAGTACTCCTTTAGGGGTTGCTTCATCTTTTCTTCTTTTCCTATCAAAATATACCATAAAATATAACCTAGTAAAAGCGTGCCATATTGGAGGTTTACCTGAATCTTTATCTACATCTACTCCTTTTTCTACATCCAATAAATGTCTCATGAAGGCAGCCTTATGATCTTTTAGAGGAACATTTTTCCAGTTATCCTCTTTGTGTTTTCCCAAACCTTCAGTTAATGTTATGGCCAAAGTTTCAATTAAAGTTAAATCCACCAATCCCCAATTAACTTTTTTATTTTCCATTAAATCTCTCCTTTTTAAATTCATTTTAGCACCAAATAAAGTAGCTCCAAATAACTTAGCATTAGATAAATTAGCACCAATTAAATTAGCTCCAGATAAATCAGTATAAAATAAATTAGCTCTAGATAAATTAGCCCCAGATAAATTAGCTTCAGATAAATTAACTTCAGATAAATCAGTATCAGATAAATTAACTCCAGATAAATTAGCTCTTTCTCCATTCTTATCATTTTCAAGATATAATTTATGTAATTTTAATATTTTATTTAGTTCTTTCTTTCCCATTAAATCTCTCCTTTATGAAATTCATCATTTTCTAGTGTTTTTTTAAAATAAAAGTTTCCCTGAGTATGAAAACAAACTATGCCTTCAGGTTTCATAAATCCAAGAGATGCTATACTGCCCTTGGTTCTTAATATATCTAAACAGTTATCTATAATCTCAGTTGAAAATAATCCATTATATAAAATAGGTACTACTCCACAACATAGAGGACGCATTTCAATGTCACTCCATCTAGAAGTATTAAACAGAGAAAATCTTTTTTCAGTCATATTATACTCTCTTTGTATCCCTTGGCCCCACCATTCTCCATAATGAGTACCTACACCTAATTTTAATAACTCTTCTTTATTTTCATTTGCCCATTTAGCAAATCCATAATTATCGTTTTCAGGTGTAATCCACCTATTCCTAGATCCTGCTAAAAAATCACCTTCTTCTGTTATAGTTATTTGCGCATTGGTTCCATCTAGTTTTTCAGTTATAACACACTTCCTGGACAGTCTGGATATTTTTGGGAACTTTCTAAATTCTGTATCCTTCATACTATTTACTCCTTTATTTAATATGTTTACCATAATACAATATTAGTAAAGCTTCTGCAATATTATGATTTCTTCCTATTTTAACTTTAGGGTATAATTCCTTTGCTTTGTTTAAACTATCTTCTTTATTATGTTTACCTTCACCTAATACTTTTCTTTTCCATATTGCTGGTAATATTTCAACATACTTAATATCCAGTATATCAAATATGGTTAACAGTATTGTGTAGCCTTGTACTATTGTAAAGTTTGAAGCTGCACTATTGCCTCTTCTTGGCCACTGTCTTTCTATATAAACTATAAGATTAAATTTACAAAGAGCTGCAAAATAATTAAATATTTCATGCACATTATATTGCCTTTCCTTATCAACAAATTTAGATATTTTTTGTACAAGAATTTTCTTGTTGGAGGAACTGCCTAATACTATGGCTCCTTCTTTTCCTGGATCTATTGCTATTATTCCTTTTTTAAACATTTAGTATCTCCTCAAGTTTACCTACAAATCCACAACTATGTTTTCTATTGCATACTATTAAATTATTATTCTTATATAAAAAGGCTCTACAAGCCCCACACTTAGGACAGATAATTCTATAATAATCCCCACAGTCTATGGGATCTAACTCCAAAGGAATATCTTCAGAGATACACGCTGTAACTACTTTAACTTCTTTTTCTTTTGCTTTAAAAAATATTTTCATTTGTTCATATGTATACTGTCTGCTTTTATTAAGTTCTATCATCTTCATTCTAAAGGGAGTTTCTGATTTCCAGTTTAGAGTTCCTGGCACCTTCAGTATTTTTGTGGCATCTCTATTAGGATCTGCTCTTTTAAAGAATTTAAATATTCCAGTTTGAATAATCTTGTACTGTTCGGAACTTAACTTGTCTTCAAGTACTTTCCAATAAGCATGATAGCCATGAAAGGATTCAATTATAACACTTGGATATAATGGTGCTGATTCTATATTCTTTAGCATGGAGGGCTTATCTTCTATCTCTCCATCTAAATCTGTATACCAATAGAGGTACTTATCTATATTTATTTCTTTTCTTGTACTAGAATCTTTGTAACTATTAACTGTTCTGGATATACTCCACTTTTCATTATTCCAGTGTTGTAGCTCAGATTGATCTATTAGTTGAGGCACTTTTTGGTTATGAATACCTAAATCATCTAGTTTATAATATAGTATCATTTAATTATTCCCTCAAGTAAAAACTGCAAATCTAAAATATCTGTGTAGTCTAGCACAACTTCTTGTATAGATCCTCCTGTTCCTACAACTATTCTATAGGCTCCTTTGTTTTGGGGGGGTATTACTTGTATCATTTTACTTCTCCTTATTTTTAGTCATAATATTAACAAAGTATACATATCCTCTATTAATATCAATATCATCGAAATCACAATTATCAAACATCCCACCTATTTTGTGTTTTAATAATAACTGGCTAGGTTTTCTATACGTGACGGTAGCTCTGTTAGTTTCAATCATATACACCTTTCCAGTATCATCTATTATTCTTATGGCTAGAGGTAAATATCTAAATACAACTTTTCCTTGTTTGGTTAGTCTATACATATTGAAATTTAAATTCAATGTTTTGCTTGAGTATCTATTCATATCCCAAGTGTGTATTTTTCTTCTAAGATATTGCATCACATATACCTCTCTTTGTAATAATTACAAAACTTATTGGCCAAACAAAAGTTACAGCATCTAATATCTTCTCCTGGTCTTTTTTCAACATACAACAATTTTTGTTCATTTTCTTCAAAATTCTTAATAAAATTTTCAGCTTCTTGCCTTGTTTTAAGGGAAGCAGATCCTCTTACAGCATTTGCTTGTCCTTTTTTCTTAACTACATAGGTAGTAGGTCTTGCCCACCTTTCTTCTGAAGTACACACAGGTATATCATCATCTTTTAGTAAATGGGCTTGCTTATGAACTTTTATCCTCTCTTTAAGGAATCTTAGTGTTTCTGCTTTATCCCATATTTCTAAATTAAATACTAGATTTCCTGCTAAAGGATATTGAGTTGTCATTACAAACTTAGAGTCAGATTTTATTTTTGCCTCCACCCATTCCTTTAACTGCTTTGTTTTAAAATCAAACATTCCACCATTTTTAACTGCTGCCATTCCTTTTGAAAAATCTTTAAAGAAGGCAATGATATCTAAATTCTGTACCTTCATTCCAAGTTTAGTACATATATAATAGTAGATATTTAATTGTTCTTTCCATTCCTTCTTTCCATTTTTATGAAATATAAATTCATAAGTACCACAGGTTTTATAATCTCGTATTGTTTCTGTTACTTTATCATATGTATCTAATCTACCCCGTATATCCACTCCTTCAATTTTCATATTAACTGACTTCTCTGCTTCCAGTTCCTCAAAATCTTTAACAACATCTTCCATAACGGAATGAGCTTTTGTTCCCACAATCCTCGCTGCAAAGTCGGAGGCATCCTGCTCAAGTTCAGCCCAATGTCTATGTGCAAGCTGCACTGTCTTAGGAGGATTCAGAAGTGTTGTTACTGAAATCTTCTCCTCTGGGTTGAAAGGGCGTTCTTTGGATGCTCTCCTTCCATATTCAACTATTTCTTCTGGTAAGTTAAATTTATTTGTTATTTTCATCTAATACATCCTTGTTTAAAGTACTAGTATCTCTAGCGCAATGAACTTCTATGTGTCCTAAAAGTTTTCCTTCTTTTATTTTAAATATTTTCACTTAGAACTCCTCATCAAGTGCATTATCTTCAGCAGGTTTAACTTCTTCTTTCTTTGTATATTTAGATTTATCTTCTTCTGGTTCTACTTCTTTTTTAGTTACTATTTCTTTTTCATCATACATAAAAGTTAATGTTCTATCAACTTTAGATTCTTTATCTTTAGGAACATACAATAGAAAATTAATTATTTCTGCATCTGGCTTTACTTCTCTACATTTAGATATTGCTTCTTCAAGGTCTTTAAGAAATAATGTTACAATACCTGTGTGTTTTTTATCCTTATTTAAATTCTTTTTTAAACCACCCACATTTACGAACTTTAAATTGTTTGACATAATTTATTCACTCCTTTTTATAAAAAATAATATAATACTTCAAAAATTAAATACCCAAGCAATGAAAGAACTGCTATTAAAATTAAAGGAACCCAAATAGGAGAAGTTAAGGCTATCCAAGATATTGATATTATATTTAGTATCTTTAAAATTATAATAGCAAGTATCAAACAACCACTACTTCTTAGCATCATTTTATATTTTCTTTCATTTTTCATTTATTACTCCCTCTATTATTAGTTATTCCCTGTTTGGACACTTTCTAAACATCTAAATTCTCTGTTATATTATTATCCCTTAAAATCTTTGTCTTCAAACTTTATTGTTAAGTTACCATTTTCAAATATTTCAAAGCATTTTTTATACCCCCTATTAAATTCTCTTGTTAATAAATTAAAATATTTAAATGCTTCAGTATCTCCTATACCTGATCTACTCTTGGCAATTCTAAACAGTGTTCCATATATCCCATTATTATAATCAGTATTATTAGTATAGGGAGCCATTGACACTATCATATCAGCAGTTTGAAATATGCTACTGGAGCCCTTTAATTCACTCATACCAGGACATATATACATTTTCCTTCCTATCACCTTCCTTATGTGAGATACAAGCAGCACAGGGATGTTTAACACATCATTACACTCTTTTATGGTTTTCATTATGTCTGCTATTTGCTTATTCTCACTTTCTGTACTAAACATATCAAAATAATGCAGATGGTCAATAATAATTAGATCCAATTTATTTTCATTATCATGTATTTTTGTTACCTTGCTACTAAGATTTCTTTTTGTGAGCCCTTCACTTTTATCATATAGATATAAATTTTTAAGTGTGTCTCTTAATAAAAATGCAGCTTCTCTTTCAATATCTTTTAATATTGGATCCTTTATATTATTCATTTGGAACTGTCTAAAATTAAGATTATTTATTTTTATATTTTCTTCCTTTGCTACCTTGCATATTTCTTTGTAGATAATTCTTTCTGCAAATTCATGCTTCCCACCTTCAAGAAAAAATGCTGCCACTCTTCTCCCCTTCTTTGCATTGTGTACTGCTATTGAAATTGCTTGTTCTGTTTTACCCTTTCCACTATTGCCAGTTAGTACCATCAATTCATGGGGAAGTATTCCAACCAGAGTATCATCTAAAAAATCAATACCAAAAGTACATACCTTTGAATAATCCACATCTCTTCTGGAAAGTACTGCTGCATTTATGTATTCTTTACTTTTAAGAAATTCTGACATTAGTTACCCACCTTCCCTAAGAATGAAATAATATAATAATATGTAACTGCTGTAATTATAATAATTCCTAAAATTGTTGTTAATGTATCTAGTATTTTCATTTGGCTCTCCTTTTTTTATTAAGTGCAATAAAAGTGATTTAGCACTAAATATTCCCTGTTTAAATGTGATTATAAGTAATCATTTTGACCACCTCTCCATAATTTTAGTACTCACACTTATTTTTATATCTGGAAACATTTTTTCCATTGTCTTTATCATTATACTTTCAAGTTCAACTTTACACTCCTCAATTTTATCATTTTTTACTTCCGATATAAACTCATCATGAACAAATATAAGTGGAAAAGCATTTCCATACAGAGGGCTGTTTTTGTCGTTGTAGCAAGCTTTTGTTATTTTTATAAGTGCAAGCTTTGCTCCATCTGCTGTTGGACTCTGAAGGGCATATCCATTGGCTTTGACAGTAAACCCTACCTTTTTGTACTCCCCATTTTCCTTTATGTGCTCCAATACTCTTCTGTATCTTCCATTAGTCTCATAACTTTTACTTCCTGTATCAACCCATTTAAAATATAAACTTATTTCTGGATACATTTCTAAAAATGCAGTTCTAAACTTCTTACTTTCTTCTAAACTTATAACTACATTGTATCCTCTAGCATATACAACAAAGGTCTTTGCTGAGAGTCCTCCTGGTATTCCTAGGGTCGCTACCTTTGCTTTTTGTCGGGTATCTACTGCTTTAGGATCTTCTTTCTTAACTAAATCTTCAAACTCACTATACTTCATTGACGTACCATATATTTTATTATACATCATTGTTCCGAACATGGAATGAGGATCTTTACCTTCATTAATTATATTCATAAGCTTACTAAACCCAAATAAATTATATAGGGTTTGAGCCAAGGCACATAGTTCTGCTGATTTATAATCTATTCCAATAAACTTAAAGCCTTCCCTAGATTCAAAACATTCTCTTATTCCTCCCTTTCTTGGCATTTGTTGTATATTTACTTGAGGAGCAAGAGGCAATTTATATGTTAGAAGTCTCTTGCTTTTATTATTTTCTTTATTGTCTATAACTATTTTAACATTCTTAGTTAGAATATTAGTATAGTGTTCAGTTTTTTCTATTGTATTATTTTGTTGTTTAAAAAATTTATAGTACTGAGAAGAATGACATGAAGTTCTTCCTGTATTAACTATATTATTATACCCTGGATGTATTGGATTAAATTTTAATTGAGGTATAAAAGTATTTAAAGTTTTAGCATCTTCCATATAATTTATATAGGCACCAATTAAAATATCTTCTTCATCAAGTTTCTTTAGGTCTTTTAAACATTTACTTATCTTGTTTGATTTTTCTGTTCTAGGTAACAGCTCATCATAGAAAGCTTCCAAGTATCCTCGTAATTGTGTATCATTTATGGTTCCAAACTCTCTCATTATGCCCTCATCCTTTAATATTTTAATAGCTCCAGAATTTTCTAGTTCATCTCTAAGGACTTTTTCAAGCTGCTCTATTTTTGTTATGTTTGTTCTAATTCCTCGTTTAAACATAAGACCTAGACAAAAATCTGAAAACACCTGCAAACCTTCAGTGTTAATGCTTCCAAATCCGTTTTCCATTCTTTCCTTTTCCTGTATCATAAATATTTTAAATGTAAAGTCAGAATCTTGTATTGCATACTTAATAAATTCTTCAGGCCATTTATCCAGAGGAGTATTTTCTAATTCAGAATACCTCATTCTAGGAGAATTTGGATCTTTCTTTTCTGCACTTATATCTATACCTAAATATTTTAAGCTTAGGTTGTCCAATCCAAGCCCTTTACCTAAACTTCCGGTACTTATTTCAAGTAACTTTTCTCTATTTTTAGTACAATGTATTCTTTTTTTAGAATATAAATCGAATATTATACTTCTCAATTCAGGATAATGATAATATAAACATATCATATCAAATTTTGCTGAGTGTAATATAAGTTTATAATCTTTATTATATAGCACCTTTATTAAATTAGGAATATCCTTATCTATTTTTATTCCTGAAGTACTCTCATTATAATAAGATATACATATAGGTTTAGGAAATAGATTATCGGGATAACCTATTAGTGTAGTTTCTAAATCTATTGCTATGTATTTATGCATTATTTAATTCTTCACCTTTAATTATTTTAAATATACTTGAAGATATACTCATAGCATCCTCTGTATTTAAATAAACTATTATTCCATGGACTACCATAGTAAATTCTTTGGTTTCTTTATTATATCTAAGTTCTAATTCTGTTTTTTTCACACTATGTCTCCTTATTTAATGGTCAGGGTGAGAGGATTTGAACCTCCGACTTCTCAGATCCAAACTGAGCGGACTACCTGGCTGTCCTACACCCTGTCAAGTTACCCTTTTATAACAGCTAAGGGCTCAAGTTTAACTAACACTTTAACTAAATCTTCTTGTTCTTTCATTACTTTCTCAATGTCTTTGTATGCACTTGGAGATTCATCAAGGTCTTTATTACTTCTTACAGTATGGATAATCCCCTTATCATTTAGTAACTTTTGTTCATCTTCTAAACTAAGTTCTCTTTGTGCCTGTTTTCTTCCCCTAGCTCTTCCTGCTCCATGAGAACAACTTTCAAAACTATCTTTATTCCCTTTGCCTCTAACAATATAGGAAGATGTTCCTTGAGATCCTGGGATAATACCTATCGTATCTTTTCTGGCTAATGTAGCTCCTTTACGGTGTACCCATACATTTTTTCCAAAATGATGTTCTATTGAAGCATAATTGTGATGTATATTAATTATTGGATTAAACATAGGATTAACAACTGCATCCTTTCCAAACAATACATTGTAAAAACAAGATTCTATCCTTTCCATCATTAATTTTCTACTAGCAAATGCAAAATTTAAGCAATAATTCATTTCATTTATATAATCTTGTCCTTCCTTACTATCCATAGGTAAAAAAGCCAATCCCCACTCCACAGGAACATTTGAATAATATTTTGCATTTAATTCTTTGGCTATATTATTGTAGTGATCTGCAACTTGCTTACCCAAATTTCTTGATCCTGAATGTAACATTACCCAGATATAACCATTAGAACCTTTTTGAATTTCAATAAAATGGTTGCCTCCACCTAGTGTACCCAGGGATTTTCTGGCATTGGTATACTCTCTATGACATACAGATGTGTATACAGAACAAGGTCTACAAGAATTAAGACAATCAACCTCTAAAGGTGCTGGCATTAACATTTCATCTTGAGGCTCTTTGTGTTTATTAAATCCTAGTGGAATAACTTTTCTAATTTCACTCATTATTTTTTTTAGTTGATCTTCTGATATATCCTGCATTGAAGTCTGCACAGCACACATTCCACAACCAATATCAACACCTACAGCATTTGGTATTACTACTCCTTTAGTAGCTATTACTCCGCCAATGGGCATACCATAACCCATATGAGTATCAGGCATAAGTGCTACATGGCTATGTATGAATGGAAGGTTGGCCAAATTTTTTGCTTGATCTAAGGCTGACTCTTCGGGATCATTACACCAAGATTTAATTATTCTATTTTTTGTATTAAATATCTTCATTTTCAATCCATCCTTTTAACTGTTATTGCAGGAACTTTAAAATTATATTTTCCAGTTATTCTATTTATTTCTAGAATGTTATCGTTTGTAAATATTATTTTAGTTAACTTACAATTAATAACCCTACATCTATGAGGAAACTTTAATTCTCTATACATAAACAGATCCTTATATATAACTACATAATGTCTATTGGAAAGTTTATACAGCTTGATTTTTTTTATAACTAATAGTCTGTATATTTTCTTTCCTAATACTCGTAGTGCAACCCCTAACAATAATAATTTAACTAACGTCTTCATTCTATTCCCCCCAAAAATTCACTAATAACATTGCTTTTTAAGGCTACCCCCATTCTATCAGAGTTACTATACATTTGTATAATCATTCCTATAACTTTTCCGTCTATATTAATTACAGGGCTTCCTGAGTACCCAAAATTAACTAATGATTGTAATATAAATGTTTCATTGTAGTAGTTGCTTGCTACTATTCCAAATTTAATTACAATTATACTTTTTTCTATTAGCCCTGTATTGAAAATTAATTCCCCTTCCTTTATATTATTAGAGTTAGCTAAATCTAAGTAGGGGTACATATATTCACATTCTACTTTTAATAAGGCAATATCTTTATTTCTATTTATCTTTACAACTCTAGCTTTTAATATTTTATTGTCATTCAGTTTTACTACAACATTGCTTGAGGGCATTATAATATGAGCTGCTGTTATAATAGATCCATTATCTTTTATCATGAATCCCATACCTGCTTGTACTTTTATTTTAGCATTATCTGATACCTTATTAGAAAAACTTAGAACAATAACACTGGAATTTTTTAATCTTTTTGCTATGCTTCTTGTATATATATTAGGATCTAAGGGCAAAAATGCACATAGTGTAATATGTAATATTGTTACTACAATTAATATATATAGTTTTTTCATACTTACACCTTCCCAAGTATTTTTAATCTTTCACATCTAATTTTTCCATCTGTTCCATAAGGAACACACACCCCAACTACCCATTCAAATTTTATTAAACATTTATAAAGCTGATTATTACAAGTATCTTTACACCAAGATAAAGTAGCAACATTTATACCGCAGCCACATGTGTTCAATCTATCAGAATTTACAACTTCATTTATTATTTTATTTGTTCTGAGAGTCTCCCAAGGTGCAGTAAATATTTCATTAAAAGATTTGTATACAATGTATCCTTCCTTTGTTTTCTTAAAATTTTTATTCATAAATTCTATAGAACTTAGGAGTCCTTTAGTTCCAGATAAATTAGCATCAGATAAATTAGCTCCAGATAAATCAGCACCAGATAAACTAGCTCCAGATAAATTAGCATTAGATAAATTAGCATTAGATAAATTAGCTCCAGATAAATCAGCATTAGATAAACCAACACTAGATAAATTAACTCCAGATAAAATAGCACCAGATAAATCAGCATCAGATAAATTAGCTCTATGTAAACTAGCTCCAGATAAATCAGCACCAATTAAATTAGCACCAAGTAAATTAGCTTTAGATAAATTAGTTTTAGATAAAGTAGCATGAGATAAATTAACTCCAAATAAATTAGCACGAGATAAATTAACTCCAAATAAATTAGCTCCAGATAAATTAGCATTAGATAAATTAGCTCCAGATAAATTAACAAAAGATAAATCAGCATTAGATAAATCAACACCAGATAAATTAGCTCTTGCTCCTTTGTCATAATCTTCTAACCATAAACTATGTAATTTTAATATTTTATTTAATTCTATTTTATTCATTTTAACCTTCCTATATATTTTTAAGGGTATACATAATACAATCCATTAGGTTTTCCAAAACAATTACGAATATCTAAATGTACCCAATTTAATTTTGTGTTATCCTTTTCCATTTCAATTGTTGTTATATAGCTAAGACCATCATACACATTCCCTTTTTCAAATTGTTTAATAATATAGGTTCTTACTTCCTTGGATGTATAATCTTTAACATCAAAATCTACTGCTCTTCCAAATTTATGTTGGCTTAGCGGTGCACCTACCTCACATCCTAGGGATCTTACTCCTCTATATTTAAAATTACCACCAGAATTCCAATTATTAATTGTTATTGGTTTTCCATATCTCTCTCTAAGAGCCTCTAACACTAATATAATTCTCATATCTAAAAATTCAAGTACTCTTTTTGAAAGAACTCCATTTATAAATGCTTCAGGAGGGAATAACTCATCAGCATAAAAGTGTTTTGATAATTTTTGTCTTTCCATTCTAACATTCTCCTTGTTTTTTATTTAATAACTGACTTATCAATATAAGTTATTATTGGTGATTCCTCTGCATTTTTTTTAGCTTTTCTTAACTGGTTAGCCTCACTTTTAATATTTTTAATTAAGTCAATTTCATGTTCAATACCTAAATCCGCTTGGTTTAATATGTTATTCATTTTTATCACCCCTTTATAATAGTACCCTTATAAATACATTTATGATCTACTATTGGAAATGGAACTACAAGAAACCATCCAGTACGAGCATCTATATACGCCACCCCAAAACCTTGCTGCCAATCTGTTACTCCTTTCTCTATTGCATAGTCTGGATAGAACTTTAATAGGCACCCCATTTCATGAACCGAATATGTTGTGTCATATGTAGTTTTATAATAAGTTCCAAGCCTGTGAGTATGGCCGTGAACGATTGACATATTCATTTTATCAAAGTGAGCCTTAGCTGTGTATGCTGAATGAGCTCTTACATATCTACCGTGCATAAAATGAAGCCTTCCAACTGTATAAATATTGCTTTCAGTATGTATTTTTAATTCTTTTAATTTCATAAGTTTCTTATAATCGAATATTTTATGTAATCCAGGTGCATTTTTTATTATATACCGTTCCCATCTTGCCTCATGGTTTCCTTTTATAAGGGTTATTTTTGCCTTTGGTTGCAATTTTCTTATTTTTGTAAGGAATAACTTAGCTTCCTCAATTTCTGAAGCCATACCTTCCGCTAACTTGGCAGGGCTTTTTGAAAAACTTGATAAGGAATACATATCCAACATATCCCCTAATTGAATTATCTCATCAAAATTATCTATCTTCATAATATGATATAACATTTCTAAGGATCTTGGATCGTGGTCATTAAAATGTATATCTGGTATGATAAGTATCTTTTTTCTATTTATTTTTGACATATTTTTTATTGTTATACTCATACTTACACCTTTCCAAGTATTTTTAACTTAGTAACTCGTAGTTTACCGTCTGTTCCATGTGCTACACATACTATTGCATCCAATGGAATAAGACATTTATATATTGTATGTGAACAATGTTTCTGACACCATTTTAAAGTACCTACATTTATCCCATAGCTACAAGTTGCTTTTCTATTTTTATCTAGTTTTTCAGTTATTGTCTTTTTTATAGTACCTTTAGTTGTTAGCCAGTACGTAGGTACAGGATAACTATCCCCAAAAGACTTATAACAAATATAGCCTTTATCAGTCTTTTCAAACAATACTTTAAGCATTGTTTTATCTGTTTTTAGTCCTTTAACTCTAGATAAATTAGTTCCAGATAAATTAGCATTAAGTAAATCAGCACCAGATAAATTAGCTCTAGGTAAATTAGCTCCAGATAAATCAGTATTAGATAAATCAGCACCAGATAAATTAGCATCAGATAAATCAGCACAATATAAATTAGCATTAGATAAATTAGCATGAGATAAATCAGCACCAGATAAATTAGCTCTAGGTAAATTAGCTCCAGATAAAACAGTATTAGATAAATCAGCACCAGATAAATTAGTATCAAGTAAATTAGCACAATATAAATTAGTATTAGATAAATTAGCATGAGATAAATCAGCATCAATTAAATCAACACCAGATAAATTAGCATGAGATAAATCAGCACCAGATAAATTAGCATGAGATAAATAAGCACAAGATAAATTAGCTCCAGATAAATTAGCATTAGATAACTTAGCACAAGATAAATTAGCATAAGATAAATCAGCACCAGATAAATTAGCAACAAGTAAATTAACACAATATAAATTAGCTTTAGATAAAGTAGCATTAGATAACTTAGCATAAGATAAAGTAGCATAAGATAAATTAGCTCCAGATAAATTAGCATCAAGTAAATTAGCACAATATAAATTAGCTTTAGATAAATTAACTCCAGATAAATCAGCATCAATTAAATCAACACCAGATAAATTAGCATGAGATAAATCAGCATTAGAGAAATTAGCTCCAGATAAATCAGCATTAGAGAAATTAGCTCCAGATAAATTAGCCCCAGATAAATTAGCTTCAGATAAATTAGCTTCAGATAAATTAGCTAAATTAGCTTGCTTACCTTTGCTAGAATCTTCTAACCATAAACTATGTAATTTTAATATTTTATTTAATTCTCTTTTTTTCATTTTTACCCTCGTTTATGTCACAAATTTCTATAGTTTTTGTGACAAATTAATCCCGCCTTCATGTCTACTTACATTGTAACTAATAAATCTTTCTAGAAATCTTGGAGTAATTCGGTTGCCTACATATACATACTCCCTAAAGTTAGCTTCATAATCAGGAAGTTTAGAAATATCAAAAGCCGGTATACGTATTTTGTTTATACTTAGTTTTCTTTCTAACATACTTAAAAACTCCTTTCATTTGTCTTATAGTTTATATATACCCATTATCTTAACATTGTAAACATTGAATTATTCTGTTATTATTTTTTCTTGTACTTCAGTTACTACAATATCCCGTAATGTTTCAAAGTTTGAGATATCATTGTCAAATAGCTCATACTCTGAAGGGATTGTTTCGCCCTTAGTCTTAATGCAAGCTAGGATCAAGGTATTGAGTTGGTTATGATCCCAGGCTAAACAATCATTAGGCCATTCTTTAAGGTCATTAGAGTAGAATGACATAAAACCGCTTCTACTTGCGAATGTTTCTTTTATGATATCGCCTAGAATCTTCATATCAACGCATTTATACAGTTTCTTAATGTATTGGCTTGGTACTTTGATATAAAGGCAATCAGTTTTAAAATTGTATTCCTTTGGTGAGGTCAAAACTAATTCTTTTGTGTGTTTAGGTTCAAACCCCATTAAATCGTTGAACCAAGTGAAAAATACATTTGTATATAATACGGAATATGTTTTATGAAGTTTGAGATAGTCAATCTCACCGTAAATATCAGAGCTTTTTTCATCATCAATTTCATTATATCCAAGCTCCCCCCCTATAATATCATCGATTGACGCACTAGCCTCTGACTCATAGAACCCGTTAAACGGTATATTGATTTCCTTGTAATTCACAGTTATTCACCTTCCCAGTTTTTAATTAAATGCGGGGCTAAGTTTTTCAATAGTTACCCATAAAGAAGTATTACCTTGCCCCTGGCCTAACACATACCCAACTTTCTTAACTCCTTTAGTTGTATCTATATACATTGGTTTGATACGTCCACAATAATAATTATTTCTTATCTCTTTATATGTTTTATCTTTCAATAGGGTTGTTTGCCCGTATTGGTCAATTGCTAAATACCTTATATATTTTTCCTTCATAATCATTCAACTCCCCTCAATTTTTGTAGGTATTCTTTTGGCAAATTATGCTTTTTTCTAAATATCTCAGCTTCTTTTTTAGTGTGAAAAGTTAATATACTTTTGTCATCATTAGTTAATATCCATTCCCTACCATTTATTGAAATTCCATTAATTGCTCTAGCAAAGCCGTATTTATTCATTTTAATTCACCTTCCCAGTTTTTATTTTATAATTCTCAATATAAATACTTATCACCTCCCAATTAATTCCAATGCTTGCGTCGTGGTTGTATTTCATATTGTGCAGTATTTCTCTTGCCTCATCATCGGTAAGCTCTACATTATCATTTTCCGCTTGTGTTAAAACATCTTCATAACTCCAAGATAGTTCTATAGTATCGGACACTTTATTTTTCATTTTTAATCAACTCCCAGTTTTTAATTTCCTATATTTGTACTATTATTAATTAAGAGTACTAATATTATATAATAATATAACTAATTTAAGAGAGTTTGTTTTTTCTTTTACTAGTATATTATCTAATAACATATTATATAATAACATATAATATACTTGTATATAATAATAGTACAAATATCATTCCAATCATTTAATTAACCCCCTCTTAATTTTATGTGTTTTTTGTTTAGTTGGTAGTATACCGTTAGCTATAAGTACCACTCGTTCCCAGCCAACCAACAATCCTACGTCTCTGCTTCTCTTTTCCCTTAAATTGATACCTAAATCACTTATTGATACAATGAATTCTTTATCAAATACCTTAATCTTCCTTTTTATTAATTTCATTTTCAATCATTCCTTCCATTGTACAATCTTGGGTCAGCATCATTACCTAAATATACATCCTCTATATCTTTATCTAGTGCTCTATCGATTTCTTCTTTCTTCAATAGGTCTACTATGCCTTGTCTTGCAATTGTCTCTTCAGAGTCCAAATAATGCTTTCTTAGTCTTTTCATATTATGCCCCCTGTGTAACATAATACTCATTAAATAATACATCCCTTGTATAACTAGTCTTTGCTTCAGCTTGAAACCTATTAACATTCTTAAGTTCCCCTAGATATTCTTCTCTTCCATCTAAAAATCTTAACCAAGCGTGTCTATCGGAACTAACATATAAATAAGATTCTTGATGCTGTTTACGACAAAGAAGTCTTACATTTTTCTCCTCTTTTATATTTACAATGAAACTGATTTCTTTTTTTCCTTTGTAACAGCCTATAACAGGTTTTATCCCTTTATTGAAGTATGTAAAAAAATGGAATGTTATTCTGCGATTAATCTTATCTATTTTAGGTTTTTGTTGGTCTACACTGAAAATTAATACTTGTTGTTTTTTCATTTTAAATCATCCCCTTTATTATATGTATACCCATTAATTAAAATACTAAACATTTAATTTTTATGTTATGCTTAATAGTCTATTTGTTTCATTCTCTAACAATGCATTTTTTAGAAGTTCAAAGTCTGGCTTATTCAAAAAGTCTAAGGTCTTATACTTACGTGCATATCTTGTCATTAAGGTATTTACTAAAACTGCAATACTATCATTAAATGCCTCAAGTATATCTTGTTCAAGTTTTAATCTATTCTTTTCACCTTTTGAGTGTTGTCTTAAATTTTTGAATTTCATTTTTAACACTTCCTTTTTTAGTTATAGGTACTATATACCCATAAATTGCCAATATTAAACATGAATTTTATCTGTTATGTTAACCTCAAATAATATAACACAATATTTCAATGTTTAGAAATAACAATAACAGGGAATAGATATAATATAAGATAAAAGGCAATCGCTTTTAATCATATTAAAACAGGTGGTCTGGATCGTTCCCCCCTTCCAGATCACACAAGAATAATAAAAGGATGTAAATAATTATGTTATTTAATTTATTTAAAAAGAAACAAAAAGCATATAAGCTTTTTGGAAGAAAAAAAACTATCACAGATAAGTCTGTGTGTGATGTTTGCGACAAAGAAATTAATTTTAGTGATTATGCATACTTATGCCGAAAGTGTTGGGCTAAATTGCCTACATATGCCCAAGCTACTCATCATTGGTTAATTGAATATCCTGAAGCCAGAAGATTATATTTAATTAAATCTATTAAGTATAAAGCGCAATTAGATAACTGTAAATTAGATAAAGAGGTGGATTAATATGCTGAGTGAATGGGAATTGGAAGATATATATGAATCAATATTGGATGCGGACTTAGATATACAACATAGCTTAAAAGATAAAAGAGCATTGAAAGATCATATCTTTAATTTGACACATATAAAAGAGCAATTAAATACCAGAATAAACAAACTAAGAAAGCTCTCATTAAAAGCAACAGAATAATTGCATGTTTAGAAAACTCATAAACTGGGTATATATATAGTATAGAGGTAAATAAATGAAACAAAACAAAGATGCTATAGATTTGACCCTAATATACTTTGCAATAAGAATATTACAATTAACAGTAATAGCGAGTATATTAATATTCCTATTTTAATATAATATAAAAAGGTGAACAAGTACATGAATAAATTATGTCCTATTTGTGGCGAGCATTTAATTGATCTATCGAACTATTATGGGATTGATATATTAGGTAAAGATTTATTCGAGTATTGTTATCGCTGTGAACGTTTTATTAATGAATGGGTGAATGAAGAGGACTTAAACAAGTCGCCCGAAACTATATTAGCTGAAGTGGACAAGGGATTCGATAACAATGAACTACTTGATGGAACAGAATAACTAAAATAAAAAATCGCCCTTAAGCTGTTATTATTTAATAGTAGTAGTAGTAGTAATAATAGTATTATAGTTATGTTAATATTAACTGATAATATAATTATATAATAATATTGTATTATTAATTAATATTATACTATTATATGATATCTGTTCCTTATGTTATTAATTGATAATACAATATTATTAATTGATAATATTATTATATGATAATACCATTATATAATAGTATTATTATCTAATAATATATAATAGTACAAATAGTAGTAGTGATTATAATATATATAATAAGAGTTATAATATATACAATAAGAACTATAATATATATACAATAAGAACGGTTAACTAGGTGAACTTAAGAACGTATAAAAAAGAGAAGGGAGATAATTATGTGTGAAGGATGTAACGGTGATAACTGCAAGGATGATGGAAGTTGCGGTAATGATGGTACTGATAGATGCCAACACAAGCCACAAGCTGTGAATGAAATGTGTCCCCTATGCGGTCAGACTCATGCCCTATATGATCCCTCAGTAGCTGAATACATATGTATTACTTGCAGCTACGTCTGGAGCTAGATGCACATGCCCTGAGATCAAGTCGGGGGGGGGGTACCCTGCCATCAATACCCCAACGGGAAATGATATATAAAGCGTTCGTTTGAAAAGTGTATAGTAAATTAAAAAGGGGTTCTTCAATAAATGAAATCACAAAAGGTAACAAGGCTAACAAAAATAAGTTGGAACAACTATACAAAGATTATTACAGAAGATAAAGACAAGCCTCTTACAATGTTAATTAAGTCAATGGATAAATTTTTAAAATATAGTAAAGGAGATTCAGATGATTAATGGGCTACTAACTTTTGTGCTTGGATCTATACTGGTCGGCTCCGCATATTTTTTTGGAATTATTGTAAGGAAAAATATATCCTTGCCAAAGTACATTGTGGAGTTTATTATATTATTTATATATGCGCTAATACTATTTTTGTTGGGATGAGTGCTTACTGAGATATTAAAGGAGGAGTATTATGGAATTATTTTATGTTGGAGTATGTGTATATTATATAGTTCTGTTTAGTTATGTTTATACGTTGGAGACGGACAATGAAAAAGATTAATCTAATGGGAGTTACTTATACAGCGAAAGTTGTAGGAGATGCCACGTTTCAAAAAAGAAATAAAGAAACAGGCATTGATACTCCTTGTGTAGGATTTTGTAATAAGTCAACTAAACAAATATATGTACATAACAATTTTAAAGAAGAAGATGAAAGAACCCTTACCCATGAAATATTGCATGGAATATGTTATGAGGGCGGAATAGAGGTAAAACAGTTTTTTGATGTAGCTGAAGAGGTATTTATACAATTATTAACTCCCTCATTCTATAGATTTATAAAAGATAATACTAATTTTTTTAAGGAGAAGTAAAATGTTGAATAGTGTGTCAGATACAGAAGTAGGAATATGCATAGAGTGTGATAAGCTATTTTTATGTAGAGATGGGTGTGTTAATATGTGTCCTGAATGTACTCTAATAAAAGAACTAGGAATAAATAAAGGGGAAAAGAAACTATGGATATAAAAAAGATACCTAACAAATATTTAGCTAAGTTTTTTGCATTGGTACATGAAGGATATTTTGATGATGATATAGAAAAAGCATATTACACTATGTATTGGGAAAAATCAGGAGTGTATTGTATTCTTAATAACAATTAAAAGGAGAATAGCTAAATGTACATGCAATGTGTAGATAGAAGAACAGTACTAGGAAAATTTTACAAAATAAAAAAATATAGAACGTTTAAATCTTTCTATCCTTTTACTGTTGGTTTTTATATGAAAGTGGCTATCAAGCATGGATTTAAATATGAAATAAAAAGGGGAGGCTTAGTAGTTTATGGCTAAAAAAGGATTAAAACCAGTTTCAGAGGCTCGGAACCCAAAAAATGTAACTGAGATTATAAAAATGAAAGATACTGGAGCAACAGATAAACAAATAGCAGACCATATTGGTGTTACTCGATCGAGTGTTACTCGAACTCTTGGTAAATACTTTATCCCAGGTAAAACACTTGAAGAATGGAGAGAGAAGGAAAATGATGCCTATACTTTCTTAAGACAAAAGATGCTAGGAATAATAGATAAAAAATTAGATGATCCAGAACAGGTAAAAAAGACAACCATTGATAAAATGGCGTGGGCAGCAGGATCTTTACAAGCACAGGAGCGATTAAATAAAGGAGAAGCTACTACTATTGTAGAAAAACAACAAACAGTTATTACAGATATCTTAAAATCAAGAGCTGCAAGAACTGTTATTGATGCTGAATTTAAGGAAACTGAATAATGGAAAAAATACTAAATAAAATACTAATGTTTTTTAACGGAGATGTTGTAGATGCCATAAGATGGCTAAAAGAACCTAAACCTGCACTGGAAGGGCTATCTCCTTTGGAGTGGGAAGAAAAGAATGATACAGTAGAAGTATTAAAACTAATTAATAGTTTAGTTCAGGGAGTTTATAGTTAATATGAAAATAAAAAAGAAAAGTGATGAGTATTCTTTGTATGACAGTTGGATGAGTGATGCGTATTTGTTTGTTAAAGAGGCCATAGGTGTAGATTCTATATCAAACCAACAAAAGGAAGCTCTAAATGCTTTATCAAGGCTTGTTAACTTAAAAATTAATTATTCTCTAGGTATTGAAATGTCAAAAGCTGATATGGAGATGGCCACAAAGAGAGGAATTAGTATAATGAGTGGTAGGGGTTGTGGAAAAGATGCTTTTGCTGCTTGGGCAATACTTTGGTTTCTGTTTTGCTTTAATGATGAGACTAATAAACCTAAGATTCCTTGTATTGGGCCAAATGAAATGCAACTTAAGACTGTTTTATGGGATGAGATCAGAAAATGGCTTAGTCATAGTAAAAAAATATACGGAAAGAACAGTATTTTATATAATCACATAGTATACCAAAAGAAAAAGGTATTTATGGATGTTGAAGCAAAAGACAATGAAGCAGTTGGTGCATTTATAAGAACTGTCAACTCAAGGGCCGATGGGAATGAGCAGATAGCTGCTGTTTCAGGCCTTCACAGCGAATATATGATGTGTGTCTTAGACGAAGCTCCAGGAATACCAGAAACGGCGTACAACACACTTAGAGAGTCTCTGACACAAAAGGTTAATTTTATACTAATGATATTTAATCCAACAAAAAACACAGGATATACGTATGACTCTCATTTTGATCCTAAAGTTAAAAAAAGTTGGATATGTTTGAGATGGAACGCAGAAAAGAGTGATAATATATCCAAGGTAGGATTACAGTTTATTAAAGAGTTAGAAGATAATTATGGAAGAGATAGTGATATTTTTAGAATAAGTGTATTAGGGTTGCCTCCAATAGGAGGAAGCAATGTAACAATACCAATAGACTCAATATATGATGCAGTAAGAAGAGATGTATTCCCTTCAAAAGAAGATTCTTTAATACTTGGAATAGATGTAGCCAGTGATGGAGAAGATTTAAGTGTTATATGCGCAAGAAGAGGATTGGATGTAACTAAAATAACAACCTCAAATAGTGATGAGATAAAATTTACTGAAGAATTAAGCAGTTATATGTACAGAACCAAACCTAAAGTTGTATGTATAGACAGTATAGGCTACGGAGGAACAGTTATTAAGTTATTAAGAAATGAAGGGCATAAGGGAGTTAAAGGTTTTTGTTCGGTAGGCACTCCTAGAAATAAAATTAAATATGAGAATTTAAGAGCAGAATTATGGCTAGATAAGATTAGGCCACTATTTTTAGAGGGGCTTGTATCAATACCTAATGATCCTCAACTAATTGCTGAATTATCAATAATTAGGCATGAGATATCAGAAAATACAGGTAAAATGAAAATTTGGTGTAAACGAGCTTTGAAAAAAGAAGCTTCAAGGCAAGGGAAACAAATAAAGTCTCCTAATAAAGCAGACGCTTTAGCTTACAGCTTTTCAGTTAATGATCTAGCCCATAGACCTGACTCAGCCTATAATTTAGATGAAGAAATAGAAGAAGAGTCACTAAAAGATAATTGGATGGTGTTATAATGGAAACTTCAAAATGTGAAAAATGTGATTCAGATAAATTAAGCTATGTAGATGTACGACATGATCGTATTTCTGTACAGTGTGATAGCTGCAAGGAAACTGGCCCTCCAGGAGATACAAATAAAGAGGCATCTAAAAAATGGAATGTTATTATGAAAAATTCTAAATTATTAGATAAACTACGATATAAAATATTTTTATTAAAACAAAAAAGGAGTAAATAACTATGGCTAAAGGAAATGGAAAAGGAGAATTACTTACTACCTCAAAAGAAAAAAGACATTCTCATATAGTGTATTTAAGTAAAACAGACCCTCAATTAAATATAACAACAGTAGATAAAAAACATAACCATCCAGTTGAAATGGTGGAAGAAGGCATATATCAATTGGGAGAAGCTGATGGACATACTCATGAGCTTATAGATATAGATTTATCTAGAAAAGAAAAAAAGATAGATGAAAAAGAAGTTGTAGCTGATATTTTAGATTTATGGAATTTGGCACTTGAGTGGGAAGATGAGTATAGAGTACAAGGAATAGAAAGTGAGGAGTTTAGAAGAGGTGAAATGTGGCCAGCAGGAGTTAAGGCTAAAAGAAACAAACAGCATAAAGCTAGTCATACTGTTCCTCTTATAAACAGAAAGTTAAATGTATTAATAGGAGTACAAAGACAAAATAAAACTTCTGTTAGTTTAACTTCTACAGAGGGCGGAGACTTTGCTATTGTTGATATTTTAAATGCTATTATAAAACATGAACTATATAAGAATGATTACCAAAAAACTAAATCTGATGTTTTTGAAGATGTTATTGTTACAGGTAGAGGCAATTTCCATATTTATGTTGATAGAACTGAAGACTTAGAAGGAAAAATTGTAATTGAGAAATTTAATTGGGAAGATGTAGTATTTGGCCCTCATGATGATCCTTATCTAAAAGACTGTGAATATCAAATAAAAATGAAATGGACAGCAGAGAATAAACTAAAAAAATTATATCCTAACAAGAGTGAAGATTTCAAGCAAATGGTAGAAATATATAATAATAAAGAATTTGAACCAAGTTCTCTATCCAAAGAGATTTTTAAAAAGAATAAAAAGAGCTTAAAAATAAGAACTTTAGAATTTACAGGAAAAGAATATGAAGATTATTTTATACTAGTTAATTCTAATGATGGTTTTGTTTTGGATATTTCAAATATTGAGACACTACTTCAAACTAAAATAAAAACACTTGATTTTTTTGAAATAATAAAAAGAGTCAAGACTAGTTTTAAAGTAACAAAACTTGCAGGTACTATTTTCCTTGAAAGTTTTATTTCAAAATTTGATAATTTTTCAATAGTTCCTTCCTATGCAAATAAAAGAGGACAATTTATATGGGGAAAAATGGAAGAGGTTAAACCAGTACAAAAAGAATATAACTTTAGACACTCTCAATTAACAGAGTTAGTTAATTCAGCTACTGGAGGTTGCAAGTTTACAGATGATGATACTTTTTCAAGTACAAAAGATGAAAAAGAGTTTAAGAAAAATGCCAATAACCCTTCAGCAGTAGTTAAATTGAATAGTACAGATAGACCTCCTACAACGTTACCACCTACAGCATACCCTTCAGCACTGATTCAAACTTTAAATCTAATTGAAGCAGATATTAACAAGGTAATTGGAGTTCCAGATGAAATGTCAGGTGATACAACAAATGCAAGATCCTCAGTAGCAATGCAAAGAAGACAAGCAGGAGGAATGCTTGGAAATGAATATTTATTTGATAACCTAAGAACATCTCAAAAAGTGTTGGGAAGGTTATTAATTCAAGCAATCAAAGAAGCATATACTCCTTACAAAATACTTAGAATTTTAGTAAACCAAAATGTATTAAAAGTTATGGAAGGCCAAGAACCAGACACAGCAGGAATGAATAAAGAAACAGGAGAACCTAAATTAATATCAGATTATGAACCACAAGATTTAATACGAGTTATTAGAGAGATATGGGAAAATGATGATCTGTTAAAGTATGATATAAAAGTAGAAGAAAGTTCAGACAGTCCAAGTCAAAGAAGAACTGATCTAGCTATGATATTAGATCATGGGGATAAGTTGTTTGGTACTCATCCAGAGTTATTACCATTAATATTTTTGGATCTTACTGATTTACATGACAAAGAAAAATACATATCAATGATACAACAAGCAGATTCAAATGCAGCACAGCAAGCGACTTCAGAAATGGAACAAAAGAAACAACAAACTATAGTTCCAGCACAAATAAAAGCACAAGTAGAAATGGCTAAATTAAAAGATAAGCAAGGAGGTGAAAGTAAGTAGAGTTGACTTTATTCCACAAAAGTGTTATAATTATAATAGAGTCATAGTTATAAATATGTCCACTCCTTAGTTTCTAAAGAAGACATATTTTATAACATTCCATAAGCAACCTACTCCTGTTAAAGGAAGGTTAATCTAGGAGGAAACAGAATATGACAGACGAAAACAATAAAGATTTAGAGGAAGAAGCTACAGAACAAGCAGAAGACGAAACTTTAGATCAAAATGCCACCACAGCAGCAGAAGAAGATAACCAAGAAGAAGATAGTAATGAAGATAAGAAAGATGAAGACACAACCCAGGACACAAAAACTAAGGAAGAGGAAATTGGTAAGGTTAAGTATGATCTAGAAATGTCAGAAAAAAGAAGGCAAGATCAGGACAAGTATATAGGAAAATTGCACAAGGATAGGCTAAGAGCAACTCAAGAAACTGAGAAGCTAAAAAAACTACAGGAAAAAGCAGATAATGCTTTTGAAGAAGGAGACGTTTCAAAAGGACGTTCCTATGTAGAGGATGCAGCACTTATAAAAAGTGAATTAGAAACTTTAAATGCAGCACAGCTTAAATTTGAAAATAGATCCAGGATATTAGATACAGTTCCTAATTTTGAAGAATTAAAAACTGATATAATAGAATATGCTAAATCAACAGGAGTTTCTGATGAAATGTTAGAAACTTTTAAAGAAGACCCTTTCAAGTTCAATGCAGACAATGTTATACAATATGCGAAAGCTGTTTTAAAAGATAGACATATAAAAACTCTAGAAGGAGAAATTGTCAATCTAAAAAGACAAAATCCACAAATTGTAAAAGACATTAAGAAAGCCACTGAACATACTACTATGACAAACAAAGCAGGAAGTTCAGAAGTTAATGCTAAAGATAAAATAAATTTAGATATGACTTCAGAGGATATAGCAAAAATGTCATACGAGGAAAGAGCTATTTTATTGAAAAACCTCCAATCCGAAAATGAATAAGGATGGTGAACTAACATGTCTAAATCAAGTATTGCTACAAGCGCAGTGTTAGCTAAAAAAGTATACATTGCACAATTAGTAGAAGATACCAGAAAAACAACATACTTCAAAAAATTTGAAGGTGGAACAGAGGCCATAATTACAGTTAATACAGACCTTCAAAAAGGTAAAGGCGAATCTATTGTTATACCAATGGTTCCAAGATTAACAGGTAATGGTGTCGAAGAAGGCACTGAATTAACAGGAAGAGAAGAAGCTATCACTACTTACAACCAAACTGTAACTTTAAAACAGTACAGGAACGCTGTTAGAGATGATGGTGCTATGACTCGTCAAAGGACAGCTTTTGATTTTGATAAAGCGTCTGAACAAGCTTTAATGAACTGGTATGCAGAAAAAGAAGATCAATTAGTTTTTGATGCTTTAACTGCTACAGCTCCAACTAAAGTTGCATATAGTGTTGCAGGTGTAAATACCTTACAAGACACAGCAGCAACTGCAAAAGCTGCCTTAACAGCAGTGGATGTTATCACTCCCGATCTACTTTCTTTTGCAAAAGCATGGTTGACAACAGGTGGTAATAGAGATCAAACTCCACTACGTCCAGTAAAAGTTGAGGGAAAAAACTATTATGTTGTTCTTGTACATCCAGATGTACTTCATGATATGCATGAAAATCCAGCTTTCCAACAAGCAGCAAGAGAAGCTTTACAAAGAGGTACAGAAAATCCAATCTTTAGTGGCTCTTCTTATATCTATAATGGATTTGTTATTCATGCTCATCAAAATGTGCCAATTGCACTTGATGGTGGTGGGGCAGCAATTCCATGGTCTGCATGTGTTATCTTAGGACAACAAGCATTGCTTAAAGCAGTGGGCAGAGAGCTTAAAATAATTTCTACCAATTTTGACTATGAAAATGAATGGAGTCATGCTGTTGATTTTATACAAAAAACAGACAAAACTAAATTCAATAATCTTGATTATGGAACAATGGGATTATATGTAGCTAGAACACAAATTAGTGATCTGTAGAAATAATATTTTTAATTTAAAGGAAGGTGAAATACTATGACAGCTATTGATATTCGTAAAGAATTAACAGACGGAACTTTAGTGCCTGGTAATTTTCATGCCCCTCCAGCAGGAATTAAGGGCGAAGTTAAAACTATTACTAGAGATATTGATTGTACCAAACAGTCTTTGCTTGCAGCTAATACTTATGATATTTTCACAGTGGGAGACAATTTAATTCCACTTGAAATTATTGCTAGTGTTAATACAGCAGGTGGAGGTGCAGGGGAAACTCTGGACATTGGTGACGAAGACTTAGTAACAAGATTTGAAACAGATCTTGATTTAAATAACACTGGTGTTACTCGAACAATGGATGCAGAAATCGAGTATGCAAGTGAAAAGAAAATCAGGATTCAGCCAAGTGCTAATCAAACTGATACTATTTTTTCAGTTTCAATGAAATATCTATACAGATAATATTTTTAATTAAAAACAAACAGAGAGGTGAGACAATATGGCAGCAAAAGACATTCGAACAATAGATTCAAATGGCAAGAAAGTTCCTGGCAACTTTGATTCCCCCCCAGCAGGTGTAAGGGGAGAAGTACGAAGTATTACCAGAGATTTTGATTGTTCAGTTGAAAATCTTTTGGCAGCTAATACCTATGATATAATGACAGTGGGAGATAATTTAATTCCATTAAATTTTATCACAAGTTTTACTACAGCAGAAGGTGCAGGTGATACTTTAGATATTGGTGATGAAGATTCAGTAACTAGATTTGAAACAGCTATTAGTACAAATACTACAGCAGTTACACAGACAATGGATGCCGATATTGAATACACAAGTGAAAAGAAAATCAGGATTCAGCCAAGTGCAGATTTAGCAACCTGTGTATTTTCTATTACTATGGTGTTTATGTATCGATAAAAAAAAACAAGACCAGGAGCTATCATTATGTGGTGGCTCTTGGCAATATTTGAATAAGGAGGTGGAAATATGGGAAATTCAGCGTTTAGGAAAATAACTCCAAATGGATTGGGTCAAGGTGATTTAGTTAATTATCTAAATGATGTTGAAGCTATTGTTGAGGAAGTTTTAGATGATAGAGCTACGGATATTACTCAAACAGCAGAGTGTGTTGCAGAGATCGGTAAATTAGTTACCGATGTTACAGCAGCTAAAACTACTATTGACTTGAATGATATTGAGGTAGCAGCCTGTGTTACCGATAGAGCAGCTTGTAAAACACAGATTGATGCATTGGTAGCAGATGTTACAGCTCTTAGAGCTTATGTTGCAGATGGAATTTTTATCGCTTCAGGTTTAGCAATAACGGTAGCAGATGAAAAATTCAAAACAGCAGATACAACAGCTTATACTATTAATGGACTACACTACACTAAAGCAGCAGAAGATAATCTTGTTTTTTCAGCAGGACATACTATTAATACAGCAGCAGGAGCAGGTGATTTTTTTGGTGCATTTTTAATACAAGTAGATGCAGCAGGAGCAGTAACAACAAAAGTTGTTTCAGCAGATCAAGTGTATGCAACTGAAGCTTTAGCTATTGCAGCACTACCAGCAGCAGATGCAGATAATGCAATTTTAGGGTATATAGCAGTAGGAGCAAACAATGGAGCATCATTCACAGCAAACACAGATGATATGACCCCAGCGTCAGATTGTCAGTCAGCTACTTTTGCAGATGCAACTCTTAAAACAGTGGCAGCTATAACAGCAACAGCAGCAGATGCAGCTACAACAGCAGGCGTAGCAGCAATGGCAGCTATTACAGCAACAGCAGTAGTAGCTCCAGCAGTAGGAACTATGACTGAGGACGATCCAACAGTTAGTATTGAGGAATAAAAAATCAACTAGTAATTGATTGAGAGGGATTAAGGGAAGAAGTAACTAACTTCTCTTTTCCCTCCGGAAGAAATAAAAAATTAAGGAGAGGTGAAAATGATGGGAAGCAAAGGAGTATATAAAAAACTTTTAAACGGAGTAACAGCAACAGGAGCAGGTGCAGCACATGGATTAGGAACCAACCCAAGTAATAAACATACATTACAGACAGTATTTACAAACAGTGGAGGAGCTGTTACAGCACTTACCATAGACTTAGAAGGCAGTTTAGATGGAACTAACTATCAACAAATAGCAACAAAAACATTTGCAGCAGGAGATTTAACTGCAAAAAGTTATATGTTTCATGTTACAAATAAACCAGTAAGTCATGTTAGAGCTAATATTACAACATTAACTGAAACAGGCACAACTGCTGTTTCTGCTCATTATCTAAATGGGGGTGTTTAATCATGGGAAGATTGACACCAGTATTTGGAGATGAAGTATCAGGTATACTATCAGACGAAGAAAATATATATTATGTATCAAAAATAGGAAATGATTCAAATTCAGGTAGAAATATAAGTGAGCCAAAATTAACATTTGGCGCAGCACTTGCAGTAGCTTCTGCAGGAGAAACAATAGTTTGCAATGATAGCGGAACTTATGTAGAAAATTTAACTGGAGTAACAGGTGTAAAAATACACGCACCAAATGCAAATATTACAGGAGCCCATACTTTAGCAGCTAGTAATTCTTGGAATTTTTGTTGTGCAAATGTATTGACAGGAACTTTAGGGTTTACTATGAATACTGCTTCAGCTAAATGTAGAGTTAGTTTAAAAAGATGCCTTTGTTCAGGAACAGGAATAGCTTTTGCAGCAATACAAGGGTTAATAAAAGTACAATGTGGGTATTTAGAAATTGCAACAGGTTATGGAATAGGTACAACCACAGCAGAAGAAATTCAATTACAATGTGAAGAAATTTTTATAACAGGTGCAGGTGCAGCAGCAGGAGTTGTATCAGGTGGAGATGTTACTATATTAAGTGGATGTATTGAAGGAGCTACAGGAACTTTAGTTATAGCATCCCCAGGAGCAACAGCACATGTTAGTGTAATTGCAGCAAAATTAGATATAGCAGCAATTTCAAATATTAATGCAAATACTATGCTTAGTATTATTGCAGGCTACTTAGGAAGTCCTATTGTAGAGTCAGGTGCAGGTGAAGCTCAAATAATTTCTGGTACAGCTATTCAAAATGTACCTATGAGAAAAGAAATGGGAACAGGGATTATAGCAAATGTAACTCAAGTATTAGGACAAACACCTCTAACAAAACAATTTAATGTAATAGCTACATGTGCAAATGCAAATGATGTAGTTACCTTACCTCTAGCAGTAGAAGGTAAAGAATGTACAGTAGTTAATAATGGAGCACAAACCCTACAAATTTTTCCCTCTAGTGGAGATAATTTGGGTGCAGGTGTGGATACTTCTTCTACACTTACAGCAGGTGAGATGCTTACCTATTTTGCTATTGATGATACCAACTGGGAATCTGGAAGTTCTTCTGTTGCAGCGCATGCAGCATTAACAGCAGCTCATGGAGTTGCAGGAACAATAGCAGATGTTTCAGATATAGCAACAGATGCAAACTTATCAGTTGCAGCTCAGGCTGTGGTAACAGCAGGAGCATGTGATACAGATGCAAACTTATCAGGTGCAGCTCAGGCTGTGGTAACAGCAGGAGCATGTGATATAAATGCAAACTTATCAGTTGCAGCACAGGCTGTGGTAACAGCAGGTGCATGTGATGCAGATGCAAATCTATCAGCTGCAGCACAGACTGTGGTAACAGCAGGTGCATGTGATACAGATACAAATTTAAGTGTGGCTGCACAGGCAGCAGTAACTGCTAGTCATGATCAAAATACAGATACAGGAACTACAGGTAATACATTTACAGTAGATTCAGATAGTGCTACAGGTAAAATAATTGTAGATGTTGGTTTAGGTGCAGCAGATAAATCTTTAACAGTTACCAATGCAGCTTTAACAGATAATAGAGTAGCTACATTTCAAGATGCTACAGGAACAGTAGCTTTAACTTCTGAAGCTGCAATAGTTGCAGGAGCGTGTGATACAGATGCAAACTTATCAGTTGCAGCTCAAGCTGTGGTAACAGCAGGAGCGTGTGATACAGATGCAAACTTATCAGGTGCAGCTCAGGCTGTGGTAACAGCAGGAGCGTGTGATGTTGCAGCAAATTTAATTACAGCAACAGATGCAGCTCAAGGAGCTGTAGAATTAGCAACAGATGATGAAACACGAACTGGAACAGCTACAAATAAGGTAACAACTCCAGCAAATATAACAGCAAGATTAGCTTCTCCTAGTGCAATAGGATCAACAGCAGAGGGTTCAGGTAAATTCACAACATTAGAATCTACAGGATTAGAAACTCATGATGTTACTGCAGGTATAACAGCACATGTAACTCAGTCTCAGGGTAACGGAGCTTTAACAGCAAATATTAATGAAATTAGTGTATGTGCAAATATAGGAGATACAGTAACTCTACCTACAGCAGTTGCAGGTTATACTATAACTGTAATTAATAATGGAGCTAAATATTGTAAAATATTTCCAGCCTCAGGTGATAATATAGGAAACGGAGTAAATACTTATGGAATACTTGCAGCAGGAGATACAATAACTTTCTCTGCTTATGATACTACTAATTGGAAACGTGATAGAGAAGTTCAAGAAATAGTAACTAATATAGGTGACTGGGATGCAAATGCTTCTGATACTACAACTGTAGCTCATAATTTAGTATTAGCTAATATACGTAGTGTTAGTGCAGAAATAAGACATGATGATGATACTCCTTATGATGTGAATGGAGCTTCAAATGGTACAGGTAATGTTTTGTTAACTGTTGATAATATAGATGCAACAAATGTTACACTTTTTAGGTTAGCAGGAGGCACTTATGATTCTTCCAATTATAATGCAACAGCATATAATAGAGGGTGGCTTACAATAAAATATGTACTATAATAGTATAAAAGAAGGATATTATGAAATTAGACTTTTTAATGAAAATAGCACCCACAATAGGGAAAGCAATGACCGGAAATATCGGAGGAGCTATAACTGAAGGCTTCAAAGTGTTTGGTATAGATTCAGGAACACCTGAAGAATTTATCAAGTGTGTGCAAAATGCTACCCCCGAACAGTTAGCTAAATTAAAAGCAGTGGACAAGGCTTTTGCAATAAAGATGAAAGAACTGGGAATTGACTTAGAAAAGGTAGTAGCAGAGGACAGAGATAGTTCCAGGCGTATGAAAATAGCAACGGGTGGATATTTTACTGAAATTATAGGAGCTATAATAATCCTAGGTTTCTTTTGTGTCCTATATTTGATATTTAGAAGTCCTGACGTGATTAACCGAGCTTTAGATATAATGTTGGGATCACTAGGAACAATGGCAATGAGTGTTGTGGGGTTCTACTTTGGATCAAGTGCAGGCAGTAGAATAAAGGATAAAAAATAAGGAGAATTTTAAATGGCAACTCAAAAGCGAAATAGTTTAATAAAACATGCGTTTAGATATGCCACTGTTTTATCTATAGAAGAAGAACCTTCAGGAGATCAAGTTGGAGTAGTATCAGATGTACTAAATGATATTTTAAATGATTTGCAGCCTAAAGGTATAGTTTTATGGAATATTTCTGAAAATCAATCAACATTAACAGCATCTTCTACTGTGGCAGGATATAGGTGTATTAAAGGACACACTTCAGCAGCTACAGATGAACCAGGCACAGGTGCCAATTGGGAAACGTATTGGCAAGAAGATAGCACAGGAGTAGGAGTATGGGCATTAGCAACAGCATATACAACTATAGGAGAATTAGCTATTGCAACTTCAATTTATGATATTACTCAAGCTTCTGTTAGATATAATGAAAGTGATACTCCAATTAATTTAATAACAAGAGAAACATACAATGATTTAACAGATAAAGGAAGAGAAGGCGAACTACCTACAGATGTTTTTTTTGATAAAGACAATAACACTATGTATATATATCCTCAGCCCAATATTACGGATATAATTATAAATTATACAAGTGATGATGCTTTTACAGAAACAGATACAGATGTGGCTATAGATGTAAAGAAAAGATGGTATAAAACAATTGTAGCATTATTAGCAGTTGAAATTGCTTTAATATATAAAATAGACTTAGAAAGAATACATTATTTAGAAGCTAGAGCACAATCAATGTTAAGAAGTATATTAAATAAAGAAAAAGATTCCAATGATGAAACGTATGTTGATGGATACTCAGATTAAGAGGAGGGTTAAGGGATGGCACAAGCAACAGCAGTAAAAATAATATTTGCAGGACTTAGAGATGATTCAGGAGATCCTCTTGCTTTAGGCACAGTAACTTTTTATGCAGCAGGTGGAGGAGTACTAAGTACAGAAGTATATGATGATGCAGCAATGGGAACGCCTGCCTCAAATCCACTAGATTTAGATGCTGCTGGAAAAGCAGAAGTATATGTTAATGAAGATGTTAGATTGTTAGTTAAAGATGTTTTAGGCAATACTATAGATGATATGGACTATATGGACTATAAGCAAAGTGCTTTTGATACAATAACTGTAACCACAAGTCTTACACAATCTTCAGGAGATATTACACTAGCTACAGGGGATTTAATTATAACAGCAGGCGAAGGCAAATTTCCAAATGGAACTGTTAATGATCCTTCTGTTAAAATAGGTGCTGACGAAGATGGCTTATATAGAACAGGTTCAAATAGTATAGGAGTATCTTTAAATAATGCTTTGGTATGTACTTTTAGTACCACAGCCATAACTCCTACTGTTCCTATTTTAAAAACTGTAACAGCAAGCATAACAGCACATGTAACACAGTCTCAAGGAAATGGGGAATTAACTTCAGAAGTTAATGAAATAGATACCTGTGTAACAGCAGGAGATACAGTAACTCTACCTACAGCAGTATTAGGGCAGGTTTGCACTATTATAAATAATGGGGCTACATATTGTAGGATGTATCCTGCAACTGGAGATAATATAGGTAATGGAGTAGACACATATGGAATACTTGCAGCAACTGATAAAATAACATTCACAGCAATAAGTAATACAGTGTGGGAAGCTGATAAATCTTACCAATCAGTAATTAAAGATATAGGAGATTGGAATTTAGATAGTACAGAGGATGTTAACGTGGCACATGGACTAGTTCTAGCCAATCTTAGACCTATGTCTGGCACTATTAGATCAGATGCTGGCACTTCCTATGAATCCTTTGGTGGAGCAGATGTAACTGGATTAACCTTTTTATGGATTGATAATGTTGATGCAACAAATATAGCTTTACATAGATTGCCAGGAACTTTTTTAGATGCAGTTGGATATGACGCAATTGCATATAATAGGGGATGGCTAACTATAAATTATGTTATCTAGGAGATATATTAATGACAAAATTTAAAATACCTATAAATACAAAACTAAATCTTTCAGGAGATAATACAGAAATGGAAGTTAATCTTGAAGAGCTTGTTAATATGTATATGGATAATTTACTTAATTACTCAATATTTCCAGGACACACTCTTTGGAAAGATACAGGTACATTTTCAGGTGTAGGAGTTGATGGATTATATTGGTGGGAAGAAAAGGATCTGCTAATGGTAGTTACCAATGGTAGTATTTTTAAAATAACAACTTCTTCTGGAACCTGTGTAGACTTAACTAGTTCAGTATTACAAATAGGTAATCCTGTGTCTTTTGCTACAGATGGCAATTTGTTGTTTATGGCAAATGGAGGAAAAATTGTATATACGGATGGAACATCAGATACTGAATATATAGCAGATGATAATGCGCCCACCTCAGTTACTCATGTTGGATTTATAGATCAATATATTATTGCCAATAGTATGAATACAGGCAAATTTCATTGGAGTAATGTTGCAAGTGGCCTAGAGTGGGATGCTGTTAATGTAGCTACAGCAGAAGGTGGCCCAGATAATATACAAGCAATATTAATACATAATAGAAGTATAGTTATCTTTGGAGAAAATACTATTGAAAGATGGTACACAAAAAAAGTGGCAGATGGAGGAATACCTTTTGTTAGAAGTGATAGTTTCTTTATTGAAACAGGAATACTTTCTCCCTTCTCAGTATGTATAGCTAACAATCAATTTTATTGGTTAGATACAAAAAGACGATTAATGAGTTTTTCTGAGTCAAGTGCAAGAATTGTAAATTTAAACTATCAAGATAAATTGGATAACCTAAACAACTTTGAAGATGCTAAAATATTTGAGTTATATGTAGAAGGCAATGGATTTATTGCAATGACTTTTGAAAGAGATGAAAAAACATATTTATATAATTATATAACTGATAACTGGTCTCAAATTGGGGAGTGGTCAGCAATTGCCTCCAAGTTTCTTAGGCACACGGTTAACTGTTTTGCATATGTTCCTAAATATGGAATTTATGTAATCGGAAGTAAGGATGATGATAAAATATATAAGATATCAAAAGACTATCAAGATTTTAATGGAACTGACATTAGGTTCCTTCTTAGGACAGGACATGTTTCTTATAATACCCTAGCTCCTAAAATATCAGATAGGATTATATTTAAAATTAAAAAGGGATATGATATTGATGTTGCTATAGAAACACTGTTATTATTGAGATGGAAAAAGAATAATGCAGACTGGTCAAATCCAGTACATTTAAGTTTAGGAAAAAGAGGAGCTACAAGTAACATAATTAAATATAGAGGATGTCTACACTTTGAAACAATACAGTATGAGCTTAGTGGGCATATGTCAAATAGTATTATTTTAATGGATGCAGAAACAGAACTTGAGGTATTAACAGATGAGTAAGCTATTACAACCTTATCCATTAGGAAAGGAAGAAAAGGATAGCTGGTTTGAGGATCTATACCGTTTTCTAAATGAAAGAGGCGTTGCAGCCTTTGTTCCTATAGGAGGGGTTATAGTGAGACCCACAGGTTTAACGTTTCCAGCAGGATATTTACTTTGTGATGGGTCAAGCATAGACTCTCCATTATATGCAGACCTAGCGGAAGAATTGGGGGCTACCACACTTCCTGATTACTCTGGAGAAACATTAAATGGAATTAGTGTAGATTATTATATAAGATATTAAATAAAGGAGTGCAGTATTATGGATATAGCAGGAGGAATGGTATCAATTTTTAAGTGGGCAGTAGATAACATGCATAATAACAGTGGAAAGACAACTCTTAGAGAAAAATCAGATATAATTGATGAAATATATGAATGGGATGCAGCATTAAAGAACTTCAGGGATACACCTGAATTAGATAGGGCTGCACTTAAGAAGCTAGAGCGTCAAGATTTAAATAGCATCATGAATATTTATAGTACAGGAGCAGCGTGGTATTTAACTGAAAATCCTGAAGAAAGCGAAAGTGAGTTTCTGAGAGAATTTAATGAGGATAAACTTCAACAAGGACTGGATGCTGTTCCAAGGATTCTTAGTGGAGAAATACATTTATCACCTGGTTCCCCCTTTGGAGATTTAAATAGGTTACTTGAAAGACAGAATGAAAAGACTGAATTTGAAACAAATCAAGCAAATATGCTAATAGAACAAGAAGAACTATTATCTCAAAGAATAGCAGAAGAAGAAGCAAGGTTGGCTCCATATAGAGCAGCACAGGAAAAAGCTTTTGGAGACCTTACAGAATTTGCACAATCTGCACCTGGATCAACTGAAAGAGAAAAACAAGTAGAAAAAGAATTAATGCAAAGGTTAAAACAAAAGGCAGCAGCAAGTGGTAATTTATTTAGTGGACAAACTCAACTTGAAGATATACCTGGACTATCAAGTAATTTACTGGCACAGGGAGAAGAGGCTAGAGGGGCTGCACAACAACAATTATTAAATTTTAGACCTGGAATATCTCCTACAGCTTCCCTGTTATCTCAACAAGCAGGTCTGGGAGCCCAAAGAGCTAGTAACCTTTTAAGTATGTATGGAATACATACACAGCAAGCTCAGTTCGGACAACAAATGGGATTTAACTATGCAAACTTAGGACTACAACAACAAGGCCAGGATTTAAAAAATTCACAATACAATCAAGAAGTAGCAACTGCAAAAAGAGCAGAGCAACTTGCTTGGTTAAATAACCTTCTTTATATTGGTGGACAAATGACAGGAAATAATAACAACAATGGGCAGCAACAATATTATAACCCAAATAACAATAATTACAATAACAACAATATTTATAATAATAACAATAACTATGGTAGCCCTTTTGTACCAATAGCTTAAGTAAGGAGGATTAATTATGGCTTTAGGCTTAGACCCACGACAAATAAGACAAACAGCTACATCTTTTGATGAAGGAAAAAGGAGTGCACAAGCTTCTAAATCATATAGACTAGTAGAAATAATGAGTATGTTTGAAGTTCCATTACAAAATGCTATTGATAGTAATAACCAGGAAGCTATGGACGCCTTAAATAAATCTCTTAAACAGTTTTCAGAAGTTACTGAAATGTTAGGTACAGATTTTAACTTTAACTTAGAAGAAGGAAACTTATCAGAGCAAAGTTTAAGTATGATAAATGCAAGAAATCAAAGATTGGCTTCTAAACAAGCTACTGATAATAATTCTCCTGTTAATTATATGCAACAACAAATGGATGGAAGTAAAATAATGCAAACAGCACAACCTAAACAAAAAACTCAAGCTGAAATAGTAACTGCTACAACTGGAGCAAGAAAAGATGTTAATATAAAAACTACTGAAGGAATGGTTCCTGCCACTCTAGCTCAAATAAATAATAAAGCTTTATCAGGAAGAATAACAACAACTGCTAAAGGTGAAAAAATGATTAAGTTATTTGAAATAGCAAAAAAAGATCCTGAAGGATTTAAAGAAATAAAAAATCTTTTAAAGGTTAAAGTAGAATTAAAACAAGGACTAGAATTAATGAAAAAATTTGGTGTTCATCCTCACCCTCTTACTGGAGACTTACCAGTAATAGGGCCAGCAGTTACGAGACTTCTGAGAAGTGACGAATGGAATGTGTGGTATAGTAAAATGGGTAAGGTATTTGATACATATAGAATACCTGTTACAGGAGCACAAGCAGGTATGTTGGAATTAATGGTGTTAAAAACAAGGATGCCAGGTGTTAATTCTAAGAATGATCATACTTTTTATCTACAAACTAAAATGGTAATGGAAAGTATGGATGGAGCTATAGAAACTGCTTCTCAGTCATATGAAACAGCAGGATTTAATATTGCTGGACTAGATCAACTAAGAGCAAATCCTATCTTTAACTTGAGTGATAATTCACAAAAAGCTATTCCTGAAAATTCTTCTAAATCAGAAACTGGGCAACCCTCTCGCGCAGGCGGTGCATTTAATGTAGCTGATTTCTTAAAGAAAAGACTTGGAGGAAATAACTAATGGGATACTTAGATGATTATACTAATTTAGGTGGAGATATTAACGATCCCCAAATTGAAAAACTTAAAATATTAGATGAAGCAGAGCTTGCTAAAGGAAGCCCTCTAGATGATATGGAAATGTCCACCATTTTAAGTTATGGTATGCCTCAAGAAGGTAAAAGTTTTGCAAGAGATGTAGGGATGCCAATGGCAGGAGCAATATTAGGAGGGTCAGTTGGAGCAGGAATAGGCAGAGCAACAGAATCCTTATACGGTAAATATGTTAAAGGAGAGGATACACCTCTATTATTTGAAGGTGCTGAATTTAAAGCCCCACCTGAGGATTTATTTACTGGTAGCTTAGCAGAAGTAAATATGAAACAACAACAATATATAAGTGATAATAACCTTGAAATGGCTAAAAACTTTAAAAAATCAGTAATAGGGCAATCTGTTATAGAAACTTTAGGAGTTTATGTAGGAGAAAAAATATTCTCTGCTGCTTGGAGTGGAACAAAACATCTAGTAAAAAGTGTTCCTAAAAAGTTTGGTGGAGAATTCTTAAATAAAATAATCAATAGCGTTCCTAAAAGTAGAAAGAAAGCTTTTACAAACAAACTTGCATTAAAATTTAAAGAACATAAGATACCTGAAAGTGTTACTAAAAGGGTTATTACAAGAGGGCCAAAAAAGGTTCTTAAACCTGAATACTTTAAAGAAGAAGGAGTAAGACTTAGCACACTAAAGAAAGTACATAAAATTAATAATCAAATTTTTAATTCTGTAAATAGAGAATATGATAAGGTAATAAAGCCTATTTTAACTTCTTCTAAAAAAGAAGTAGACACTTCCACCTTGTCAAAAATATTTAAAGAAGGTACAGATGATATTTTAGATGTTAATACAAGAGGCAAGTTTATCGCTAATGAAAGATCAAATGCAAAAGTTGCAGCTTATTTTAACAGGTTTAAGAAAACCTTTAAAAATATTATTAAAACTAAACCTACTTCAACACAAAAAATTGGAAATATTGTGGATAGATTCGGCAGACCTTTGACAAAAGATATTACACCTAAACCTACCCCCTTACAAATTCATAATTTTAAACAAAGTGTTAATAAGATACTAAAAGATAACCCTAGAATATTTGAAAATACTTCTGCTAAAAATCTTATGATAACTTTAAAAACAGAAGCAAGCAAATCACTAGATGACATAGTTCCAGGTTATGCTAAGACTTCAAATAAATACAGAGATATCTTTAAAATTCAAGAAGAAATGGGAATAGAATTTTCTCCTGATAAGGTTAATAAAATAATGAAAGGATATTTTGATCCTAGTAAGAAGGCATTTAAAGAGAGTATCAATAAATATATTGCAAAAAATAAAGGGCTAGAAATATCTTTTAATAATGCTCTTGATGAGTTTGCAGCTAGCAATTACTTTAGAGATATAAGCGGAGCAGGGCCAAATATTAGATCCTCTGCTGGGCCTTTTGGTTTTTCTTTTCCACTACTTAAAAAAACCCCTAAAAAGATAGGGGATAAGTTATTAAGGAGAGAAGCTAAAAATACACTAAGACCTTTAACAGAAAGAGTTATACATAATGCAGCATCTTATGGAACAGGCCAGCTACGAAGGTTTGGGCCAGAACAATAATAAACAAGAGGAGTGGATAAAAATGGCTAAATACACAGAAAACCACATATATATAATGAACTGTTTAGACGAATTAAAAGATGATATTAGAGAAGTAAGACAGGACTTAAAGAGCCTTTCAGGAATAAAAATGCGCATTGCAGGATTAGGCATTGTTGTGAGCTTTGTTGTTTCTTCTGCTGTTATTTTTATTAGCAAGTTTATTTTTATTTAATATCCTGCATTACATATATCATTGTATGTATCTATATAATCACTTTGGTGTTGACTATCTATACGAGTAGCTTGAAAATTATCTAAACTAGCAAGTTTAACTTCTACGTCAATTCCTGTAAACGTTAAAGACATTCTCTTTTCACTGCTAAGTACTTCCAGTATATTATCTTTTATATAAAAATTTATTTGTAATCCATTAACTGCTAAAAAATATTTAGCTTTGCCCCATGATTCTCCTCTATACTCAAAATTCTCATCTGGTATATTACAAATTTTATAAATTAACCTATGTTTATTATTCATCATTTAACACTCTCCTTGAAAAAAGTAGGATAAAAGAAATCTCTAGGCTCAGTTACATTTGACAGCCTGCCACACACACCACACCTATCAACATGCCAAGTAGATACTTCAAACTGTTTACCTCCACTTGCTTTTTTTCCACAGTCCTGGCATACCCATGCAGGAAATATCCTTTGTCTTTTATTCATTGTTGACTCCTTAAATTAGAAATGCTACCAGTAGCACACTAAAGATGTGCAACATTGTGCAAGCTGCTGCTAGGGCTATCCCAATTATAACTAATATAGATACACTATTCATTTTATTACCACCTTTTTACATTTATCACATAGATAAATTTTTAAAATAGTATCATACCTTGATAACTCCCCACAATCAGGACACCTTAAATTACTTGAAACTCTATTTTTAAAAATATCTCCAAATATACTTTCCATTAGAATACGTCTCCATTCTTATCAATTGCCTTATCTTCATAGGGCGCAACTTTTCTTCTGTAGAATTCATCATGAACACACCTAACAACTCCAGTAATATCAAATATATCAAATGCAGAAAAATAACCTAGAGTCTGAACTATTAATCCTAATACAGTAACAACACTTTCATTTAGATTTAGTTTACTTGCTCTTGTTAAGTATAGATCCTCTATATCTACTTTTAGTCTTGCTCCCAGACAATTGGAAGACTTGAGACAGGATGCAACTATAGATTCCACCATTGCAATCTCCCCAATAATCCTAGCATAGTCTGAGAACCTTAGTCTGGATTTTCCACTTTTTTTCAAATAATGGTGTGTTATACTATATGCAAGTTCCCCTAAATTTGTAGGTGGGTTTTTCTTTAAAACTTCTCTGGCTTCTTTTTTAATATATGGCATTATTTATTTCTCCTTGATGTAGTAATAGATTTCATCATAGTTATTTGTGCTCTTGGTACTTTTGGGCTAACAAAATATATCATATTCTTCTTGGCATTAAACTTAAGGAATTTTACCTGCATACCTATACTATCTGCTATTTCTATTTCTGCCTGTACTCCAGTGGATTCCAGCCACCCATCCAGAAGTA